TGGGCGAATAGCTCAGTGGTAGCAGCTTCCCGTTTACACCGGGACGGTCGGGGGTTCGAATCCCTCTTCGCCCACTTTATAAATACCTAAAAAATATGGTATAATGGAAAAGTTATTCAAACTTCTGTCTGATACTCAGGCAAGTCTTTTTGTTTTATTTCAGAAAACTTGGGTGTATCACTGGAATGTAACTGGATCTGAGTTTTATCAGTTTCATACTGTTTTTGGAGAGCAGTATGAGGCAATGTTTGAAGAGATTGATCGTCTCACCGAGCACATGAGATTTCTAAAAATCAAACCAGTTAGTACTCTTAAAAGAATCACAGAAGTTTCACAAGTTGAAGAAGCAAATAGTTCTTTGGGTGCTATGGGAATGGTGAATGATTTAATTAAGTGTAATCAGCAAATTGTAGACCTTTTAACACAGGTATCTGACGAAGCAGAAGCACAAAAATCAAAGGGCACTATTAATCTTGTTGATGATTTGAATGAAGCACACGGAAAATTTATTTGGATGTTAAGATCCTTTACTGAATGAGATACAATGGAAAACTTAAGAATCAGATGTCGTTCCTGTGGTAAGGAGATGGAAGGGTATCAAACTAAAACTGTGACTTGTGGATGTCCAAATATGGCATCTATTCGTGGAGACAAGATTTCGGCAGTTGACTTATCACAGATAGTTATGTTAAACTCTTATCATACAAAAACAAAGTCTGGTGTTCTTACAAATGAAGACCTCGCTTTCCAGGAAGCAAGAAGACAAAGAAAAGTAAGACGATTAGATTTTGAAGTCCGTTGAGGACTTTTATTGGTAGCGTGGCAGAGTCCGGTTTATTGCGCTTGTCTTGAAAACAAGTGAGGGTAACACCTCCACTGGTTCAAATCCAGTCGCTACCGTTACAAATATTACAAAATTTAAGATTGTCTTAAACACTTTCTTGAAATCAACACATACTTGACAAAGTAAAAATACTCACTAGTATAACTAGTAGTATTCATCTCAAACTTATGGATCAACACACCTACGACAATTGGGTGAAGATCAAGGAAACTTTCGAAGCTTCTGGAAATCTAGATAATATGTTTTATAAGAGAGCAGTTGAAATTGTAAAAACCCGAAGAGACCCTCTGGCAAAGTTTCTTGGAGATGAAAAATGATGGAACCTTTTGATGATGATTATGTGACTCGCACTGAAGTTCAGGAGATGATCGATGCAGCAATACGACGACACAACCGTAATGCTTCTATCATTAGTATGTGCGTTGGTTGGGTGGTTCTTGCTCTATTTGCTGAGGGACTTCTAAGACTTGTAGGTGTGATTCCACCACTACTTCCTTTTCTTAAAATTACATTAAACTAATGATATCTTTAACAGAAGAAGATTTACAAGAACTCCAAAAAAGAGTTTTACATCAAAAAATAGAAGAATTATTTGAGGAACCATCTACTTACGAGGACGAAGAAGATGAGTAGCACTATTTTCAACGCAATCTGTATTTTTAGTCTCATAGCAATTTTCCTAAATTGGGGACTCCATAATGCCTACCCACAATAAGAAGTATCAGTTTGCGATGTCTGCCTTTGTGAGAATTCACGGGCATAGTGTAGTCCATAATCACGACATCAAGCAGTTTTGTTTAGAATGGTCTGAGTGGGGTGTAGATGCCCCTCTAGCAGGTTTGAATGAAGTAGACCAATACTTTTACTATGAATATAAGAATTGGAGGGGAAGATGATTTTTCACATCGTAGAAACACTTGCAACAAGTTCAGTTTGGTTAGGACTTTGTGGATTTGGCATTATCGTTGTTCCTATTCTTGGAATTATGATTATACATAGTAAAAAAAGCGTATGAACGGTGAGTGGTGTTATTTTAAATCGTATTTTTCTCCTGATTATTGTCAGTCAATTATAGAAAGATCTAAAAACCTTCAATTTCAAAATCCTAATCTTGGAGAAGATGGTTTAACAAATAATGAAGGGTACCGAAAAAGTAAAATTGCTTGGATTTATTCGGATCTTTTTCCTGAACTTTATGAATCTTTATGGGAAATGGAAAAAATAGTAAATAATGAATGGTTTGGATTTGATATTGATAATTTAGAATATGTCCAATTGGCAGAATATGATGGTAGTTATAATGGTTGTTATGGAAAACATCAAGATGTATTTTGGATTAATAATTCACCAAGACATAGAAAATTAAGTGCTGTAGTTCAATTGACCGATCCATCTAAATATGAAGGTGGAGATTTGAGATTATTTGGTTGTTCAGAGTATCCAGATCCTATTGAAATTAAACAACAAGGAACAGTAATATTTTTTCCTTCTTTTACATATCATCAAGCAGATTCTGTTTTAAGTGGAACTCGTCATAGTTTAGCTGCTTGGTTTGAGGGACCTAAATGGAAGTGACACATTTACTTGACAGAAGAAGTAAAAAGTATTATAATTAATAACTAACGGGGTGTAGCGCAGTTTTTTATAAATATTTGGGAATACAAATTGTAGTCCCAAATGAAAACAAGAATTTGTAAAACATGTGGAAACGAAAAATCTCTTGACTTGTCAAAATTTCCATCTGCTGGTATAATAAAAGGAGTTCAATATTACAGGCACAATTGTATTCCTTGTTACTCTAAACAAAAACTTGAGGAGGGTTCTTTAAGAATGCAAAAGTTTAGAGAATATAAAAAAACTTTATCATGCAATAGATGTGGTTATAATGATTATAGAGCACTTGAATTTCATCACCCCAATGATGATAAAGATGATTATGATCCTTGCGTTATAGCAAGAACAAGGTCTTGGGAAAATGTTATTAAAGAACTAAATAAATGTGAGGTTCTTTGTTCAAATTGTCATCGAATAGAACACTTTGCCGGGCATTAGCGCAGTTTGGTAGCGCGTTCCGTTTGGGGCGGAAAGGCCAAAGGTTCAAATCCTTTATGCCCGATTGCCAGTTTCTTCACTGGTACACTTGACATAAAACCTCAAGTATTCTATAATATCTGAGTAAACAAAACAAACAAATGTCTCTGATTACAAAATTCAAGAAAGATGTTAGCACTCTTCGTCTTGCTGCTAACGGGGAAATCTACCTTGATGTAAAGAATCCGAAACTTTATAAAAAGGTCCGTCGCTTTTATGAAAATGAAGGTGTCGTGTTTTCTGGTGACCCCCTTGACGATTATGAAATTTTGATTGATTATATCGTTCAAGATCTTGAAACCGTTGAGGTTGCCTGATGAAAGTTGTCAGGAAACCTACTGTACTTCTTGAGCGTTTTCCTTACCGATATGTTCAAGTGGGTATTTTAGAAATCAATGGTAAACCTGATTATCGTATTCAGAAAGTAGATTCCTACACTGGTCGATATAGGGATATGTATCTTCTAGATAATGAGATGCAACTTATGACTGCTATGGAGGACCATTCCTACACTTGTTGGTTGGATCCTGATAGAGTCCCTGCTTATGTGAAAGGCGATGATAAAGACACGGAGAGTCTTTAAAAGTACTGGTCGGTGATGAAATCCCCCTTAATGAAAAACACCGATGTAATGCGTTACATCGGTAATATTCTTCTCCTCTCAGGATACTTTGTCCTTTTATGGGGAGATCCAAAAACTGGATTACTTGTAAAGTGTATTGGTAACATCTTTGTTGTTCCTTTTGCTATCAAGTATAAGTTTTGGGACATTCTTGTATTATGTGCTTTTTATGGTGCTATTGAAGTTCCAAAATTAATCCAATTATCCTTTCCTAATTTGTTTGTAAATTAGGTGGTGGAGTCGATGACCCCTTATGGACAATATCTTATATAAATAAACACAGTTATATAGGATAAATGGCAACTAGAGAACAAAAGTTAGAAGCAAAAAGACGCTACTATCAAAAAAATAAAAACAAACTAAATGTAGAATCAAGAGAACTCAACATTAGATTGAGATATGAAAAGAAAAATTTTATCATAGAATCTCTTGGATCTAAATGTCGTGGGTGTGGGACTACTGATTGTCTAGAAATAGATCATATCAATCCTGGACTAAAAAAAGATAGAAAATGTCTTTATGTTTGTTCTTGGGACAGAATCAAAAGTGAAATGGATAATCTCCAACTTCTCTGTAGTGCCTGTCACCAAGAAAGATCTCAGTTGCAAAAAGATGCTTCTTGGTTTTATTTTAAAAATCTTCCTCTAGAAGAGCAAAATAATCTAATGGAGCAATTCAAAAAAAAGGGTTCTACTTTACCTTCTTGGTGCCCGCAAGATAAGGCACAATAAAAATTCTTGCTGGTGCGGATGGGGTTACCCCGCCTGGTTTCCAATTTCCAGTTAAAGAATTGGTGGCGAGCCTGAGTACATAAAGGTGGGTTGCATAAACCCACTTTTTTTAGTATAATACATAAAAATATGTTATAAATGAAAAGTTACATTTATTATAGGCATTACAGGTCAAGATACATCACAGGTATAAAACAAGATGAAAACTCTTAAAGAAATTTTAGAAGAATGTCATTTAAATATATGGGATGAGGTTAATTTAAAAATTGATCAAAATTATGGTACAGACAAAGGAGAACCAAAATCTTATATTGATGAATATTATGAAGAAAATTTCAAAAAATATAGAGAAAAAAATATAACTTTAGTTGAAATAGGTGTTAGGAGTGGAGCATCTCTCAAATTGTGGTCTGAATATTTTTGTAAAGAAGCAAAAATATATGGACTTGATAATTTATATGATACTAATAATCACTCTGTACCCATTAATGAAGATTGGGTATTGGGAGATAATGTTGAATATATTATAGGCGATGCTTATACTGAAGAAATTTGCAATAAGATTGGAAAAATTGATATATTGATTGATGATGGCCCACACACTCTCGAAAGTCATGTTAAACTTCTTGAACTATATTTACCAAAAATGAATACTGGCGGTACAATTGTAATTGAAGATATTTCATATGATCCAAATCTTATTTACAATAATGTGCCAGATTATTTAAAAGAAACGTCATATGTTTGTGATTATGGTAATTATGATGATAAATTAATTATAATTGAAGGATTTTAATAATATATTAGAAATTGCATTACAATCTACTTTATCTATTTGGTACACGTTTTTGGATCTAATATCAAATAAATTATAGGAAGAATAAATTACATGTCTTATTCTGTAGCAATAACAACTTTTAATAGAAGATTTGATCTATTTAAAAATATTTTTACAAAGGTAAAAACCCAAAGACCAGATATTGAACTTTTGGTCTTTATTAATGGACTTACTAATTTGCCTTTTGATGAAGAATACAGAAAAAATATTTTGGAGTTTATTGCTCCATTTAAAAATACTTTTCCAATTGTTTTTCCAGAATTTAAATCTAATTCTAAATTCTGGAATATGGCATGTCAAATGATAACGAATGATAATGTTCTCATTTTGCAAGATGATATTGATATGGAGGATACTTTTTTTGATGATTTTGATACATCTTATGTGCCAATTTCTGATCATTGCATTTATATTAATGGTTCTTTTGGTGGTCTATATTTAAACAAGTATAAAGTTGATGAACTTAACTGGTTTGATGAACGATATATTGGAATTGGGCATGAGGATGGAACTTTTATTAGAGCATATGGTGTAAAATATGGATGTATGCCAATTTTAAATGTTTCATCTTTAAATAATTGTTATAGTTTAGATTGGCAACAAGATCTAATTAAAAATGAAATTCGCCTTGATGGGCAAAAGTTGGATATTCAAAGTGGTAGATTTTCAAGATTTAATGAAGAAATATCTTCATTCATAAATTCTGGTCAAGAAGTTTATGATTGTCCTCCACAAAGACAGTATCCTTATGAAAGATTTTACTGGAAATATAAATATGACTTGTGATTTAACTTGTAAAAAATATAGGTAACTTTTATGAAAATTTTTGATTGTTTTATGTTCTTGAATGAACTTGATATTCTTGAACTTAGGATGAATATCCTTAATGATTATGTTGATTATTTTGTAATTACTGAATCTGATTTAACTTTTTCTGGTAATCAAAAATCATTTATTTTTGAAGAAAATTCTGATAGGTTTGAAAAATTCAAAGATAAAATTATTTACAATAAAATTATCGTACCAAAAAATATTTCTATTACTTGGGATAGAGAAATATTTCAAAGAAATTCTTCGATCAATATATTGAAAAATTATGCTGAAGATTGTGATCTTATTCTTACTAGTGATGTGGATGAAATACCCTCAACAGAAATTCTTCAATATATTGATGATTGGTATAATCAAAATGAGTTATTTCATCTTCAGCAAAAAATGTTTGTATATTATTTAAATAATTATTCTAATGATCATTGGTTTGGGACAAGAGCATGTAGTTATGGATATTTAAAAAATAAAAATATTGATGATATTCGCCAGCATACTGAAAATGAGGATAAATTAACTGGATCTATAATTACTAATGCTGGGTGGCATTTTACTTATCTTGGTGGAGAGGATCAAATAAAAATAAAAATTAATTCCTTTAGTCATCAAGAACATAATACCGAATATGTTAAAGGTAACATTAAAAAATCTATAAATCTAAATGTAGATGTTTTTGGTAGAACTAGTTCATATAAGGTAGTTGAAATTGATGATACTTATCCAAAATATATCCGAAATAATTTGAAAAAATATTCTCATTTAATTAAAGATGTTAGCAACTGAAATTCTTAATGGTCAGGGGATTGGGAATCAATTATTTTGTTATGTAACTACAAGATCTATTGCCCATGATAGAGGACTGGAATTTGGTATTAAAGATACCGGATGGAGTGGGGATAAAAGATATAATCAAAGTGGATTTTATTGGTTTGATTTGGATATGGGAATTCAAGTTCAAGATAATATGAAAATTTATTATGAAAAAGATAAAAGATTAAAATTAGAAACCTGTTGGCATGATATGGCACATGGTTGTGATATTAGAAAATATGATCCAGATCTTGTTAATATTCCTGATAATACAATGATTTTTGGAAATATGCAAGACGAAAAATATTTCATTCATAACAAAAGTCTTGTTAAAGAATGGTTAAAAGTTAAACCAGAATATGATACTTATGATTATTATGATGATAATATTTGTATTTTAAATTTTAGAGGCGGAGAATATGTAGGATTTGGTGAGTTATATTTGACAAGAAAGTATTGGATTGATGCAATGAATAATATGACTAAAATCAATCCAAATATGGAATTTGTAGTAATTACTGATGATATAAAAGCATCACAAGATATGCTTCCAGAAATTCCAGCATATCACTTTACTGTAGATAAAGATTATGCTATAATTAAAAATTCTAAACATGTAATCTTATCAAATTCTAGTTTTCCATTTTTTGCTGTTTTTACTAGTGATACTATTAAGAATATTATTGCGCCTAAGTATTGGTCAAGACATAATGTTTCTAATGGTTATTGGTCAATGGCACAAAATATGTATCATGGATGGACCTATCAAGATAGGGAAGGAAATCTTCAAACCTATGATGAGTGCTTAAAGGAATTTGAAGACTATTCAGTTCAAAACAATCTTTATGTATAATTGTAAAAGATATATGAAAATCGGATTTAATTGCAGTTCTTTCGATTTATTTCATGCTGGGCATGTTACCATGCTTAAAATGGAAAATGAAATGTGCGACTATTTAAAAGTAGCCCTTCAGGTTGACCCAACAATTGATAGACCTGGAGTTAAAAATAAACCAGTACAATCTGTATACGAACGTTATGTTCAACTTCAAGCATGTAAATATGTTGATGAAATTTTAGTTTATGAAACTGAAGAAGATTTACTTAACCTAATTCAAACTCAAACAATTCATATCCGTTTTTTGAGTGAAGAGTATATAGATAGAGACTTTACTGGAAAACAATATTGTATTGATAATAATATAGAGTTATTTTATCATTTGAGAAAACACAAATATTCTTCAACTGAAATCAGAAATAGAGTATATAATCTTGAAAAGAAAAAAAGAGAAGAGAATGGAGATATATCTACTTTGGATCAATATTCTCCAGAACTCTTAGAAAAATATTCTTTAAGGAATGATTAATAATGACAATCTTAGTTACTGGTGGCGCAGGATTTATTGGTAGTAATCTTCTTCATCATTTGATTAATAATATAGATGAGGAAATTGTATGTATTGATAAATTAACTTATGCCGCAAATAGAAATAATGTTCCCGATGGCATGAAATTTTATGCTACTGATATTGCTGATGAACATAACTGTGAATATATCTTTAAAAAGCATAAACCAAAGACAATTTTTCATCTTGCTGCTGAAAGTCATGTAGATAATTCAATTAAAGATTGTTCTCAGTTTCTTCATACAAATATTAATGGAACTGTAAATCTTCTCAATTTATCTGTAAAATATGAAGTTGAAAAATTTATGCACATTTCAACAGATGAAGTTTATGGATCGATAGAAAAAGGATATTTTACTGAACTTTCAAATTATAACCCAAGGAATCCATATTCAGCATCTAAATCTGCAAGTGATCATTTTGTGATGGCTTATCATACCACTTACGGATTACCAACAATTATTACAAACTGTTCTAATAATTATGGACCTAGGCAAGATGCTGAAAAAATGATTGCAAAGACAATTACAAATCTTATGCAAGGTAAAAAAGTTCCTGTTTATGGTGATGGAAACCAAGTAAGAGATTGGTTGTATGTACAGGACCATTGTGAAGCACTTTCAACAATTGCTGAAAGGGGTTGTATTGGTGAAAAGTATAATATTGGTGGAGAATGTGAAATTAAAAATATTGATCTAGTTAGGATGATTCTTGATCGTATGAATATGAAGGAAAATATGATAGAATATGTTCAAGATAGACCTGGGCATGACCTTCGTTATTCGACTGATATTACTAAAATTCGTCATGAATTGAAATGGTCACCAAGATTTTCTGTAGAACAAGGACTTGATAAAACAATTGAATGGTATGAACGCAATAGGAACTAATTTAAAAGATGCTTATATCATCACAAACAATAAGTTTGAGGATGATCGTGGTTTTTTTATGGAATCATTTAACTTAAAAGAATTTGAAAAAATTACTAATGTGAATAATTTTGTTCAAGACAATCACTCCAAATCTTCCAAGGGTGTTTTGAGAGGGCTTCATTATCAAATAAAGCATGAGCAAGGTAAATTAGTTCGTTGTATTTCTGGTGCAGTTTATGATGTAATTGTGGATTTGAGGAAAAGTTCTGAAACTTTTGGAAAATGGTTTGGAATCAAACTATCTGAAAATAATATCCAATTATGGGTTCCTGCAGGATTTGCTCATGGATTTTATACTCTTACAGATTTTGCAGAAATACAATACAAGGTAACTGATTATTATTATCCAGAATATGACAGAACATTAATTTGGAATGATCCAAATTTAGATATTAAATGGGGGATAAATGAAACTCCCATACTTTCTGAAAAGGATTTGAAAGGAAAAACTTTTGAGGAATGTGAAAAGTATGATTGAAAAAATTTCTGTCTATGGTGGAACAGGATTTATTGGAGGTTCTTTTTGTAACCTTTTTTCTGAACAAGTTATAAAAATTCCCAGGGATTCTAGAAAACCACAATCCAAAGATATTCTTTATTTTATTAGTACAACTACGAATTATAATGTATTTGAAGATCTTCATGTAGATATTAATACTAATTTGAATCTCCTTATGGAAGTGCTTCAGTATTGTAAAAGTGAAGATATTGTATTTAATTTTGTAAGTTCTGGATTTGTATATGGATTGGATGTGATAGATGCAAAGGAAACTGATATTCCAGATCCTAGAGGATTTTATTCCATTACAAAAAGAACAGCAGAACAATTATTAATTTCATTTTGCGAAACTTTTGGATGTAAATATCGTATTTTCCGTCTTGCCAATGTGTATGGAACTGATAAGACAGTTTCTCCGAAAAAGAATGTTCTTGGATTCTTGATAAACAAATTGAAAAATAATGAGGACGTTCAACTTTATGATGGGGGACTTGTTCTCCGTGATTATATGCATGTAGATGATGTTTCTAGAGCAATTAAATGTATCATTGACGGTGGATCGGAGAATGCAATATATAATATTGCTACTGGACAACCACAATACTTTCGTGATATAATTCAATTAGCAGTTGATAAATTATCTGATTGTAGAAGTAAGATTATATCTTCGGAAACTCCAGAATTTTACGCAAAAACTCAAGCAAAAAACTTTTCTTTAAATATTGAGAAGTTAAATAATTTAAATTTTAAACCAACTATTTCACTTGATATTGGAATTGACCAACTATGTACCAATTGATTGATAATTTTATTAAGTCTACGAAAGAAATTGATAGTGATATCTTTCCTTTTCTAGCAAACAAAAAGAATTTTAATCCAGAAACTGATTCAGTTTATTATTCTGGTCCTTATTGGGATGATGAAGAAATTGTTGAAATGATTCATTCAATTCTAAAAGGAAAATGGTTATCTTCTGGAGAAAAAGTCCATAAGTTTGAAAAACAATTTTCTAAAAAATTTGGATTTAACCACTCAGTAATGGTAAATTCTGGTAGTTCTGCTAATCTTGTAATGTTTGCAGCACTCAAGAAACATTTTGGGTGGAAAGATGGAGATGAAATTATTGTTTGTGCATGTGGATTTGCTACTACAGTTGCTCCTATTGTTCAAAATGGATTGAAACCAATTTTTGTTGATATTGATTGGTCTGATTTAAATTGGGATTTGAATCAAGTAGAACAAAAAATATCTGCAAGAACTGTAGCAGTAATTTCCTCACCTGTTCTTGGAAATCCTTATGATATTGATAAAATTGTTCAAATTTGTAAGGAAAAAGGAATTCAATTGATTGCTGATAATTGTGATAGTCTTGGTAGCAAATGGAAAGGTAATTATTTGACCGATTATGCAGTTGCCTCATCTTGTTCTTTCTATCCAGCACATCATATTTGTACTGTGGAAGGTGGAATGGTCTCTTCTAATATTAAAGAAGTTGTAGATCTTGCTCGAAGTTTTGCTTGGTGGGGTCGTGACTGTTATTGTGTTGGTCAGCAAAATCTTCTTTCTTGTGGAACTTGTGGTAAAAGATTTGATAATTGGTTGGAAGGATACGATGGAATCGTTGATCACAAATACATCTTTTCCAATATGGGATATAATCTAAAACCTCTTGATCTTCAGGGGGGACTTGGATCTGTTCAACTTACTAAGTTTGATGAGATTCATCGTATTCGTAGAGAGAATAAAAATACAATTGGGAATATTCTTGAAACTATTTCTGGTGTGAGAGTTGTTGAGGAACGAAAGGAGGCAGAAACTAGTTGGTTTGGTGTTCCTATTATTTGTGAAACAAAACAATTAAAGGAAACATTAGTTCAACATTTGGAAAAAAATAAAGTTCAAACACGTAATTATTTTGCTGGAAATATTCTTCTACATCCTGGATATAAACATCTTGATGATTCAAGTAAATATCCAAATGCAAATCAAGTATTAAATAAAGTATTTTTCTTAGGATCTTCCCCAACAATTACTAGATCCATGATTAATTATATTTCCGATGTTATTAAAAAATATAATCAATGATTAATTTATCTGAAGTAACTTTAATATGTGTATCTTCTGTACAAATGGATAAAGTTTTTTATTCATTTCAAAAAAGTATTGAAGGTATAAAATTTGGTGAAGTCAAATTAGTATCTCATAAAAACCCAGATAATTTACCTGATTTTATTTCTTTTGAAGAAACTTATCAAATAAAATCTAAAGATGAATATAGTTATTATTGTATATACAATTTAACTAATCATGTAAATACCTCGCACTGTTTAATAATTCAACCTGATAGTTTTGTAATTAATCCTGAAATGTGGGATAATTCTTGGTTAGAATATGATTATATTGGAGCTCCTTGGGAATATTCTAAAGGTGCTTATATTGATCCATGGGGAAATCATCAAAGAGTTGGTAATGGTGGATTTTCTCTTAGAAGTAAAAAACTTTTAGATGTACCTAAAAATGCATATGTTCACTTTGATGTTAATTATGGAAATTTTTATAAACATATGAATGCTAACAATTTTGCTGAAGATGGAAATATATGTGTTCATAATAGGCACATATATGAAGCGTTAGGTTGCAAATTTGCACCTATTGAAGTAGCAGCAAAATTTTCCCATGAAAAACAAACTACAGAAACACAAGGTATAAAACCTTTTGGATTTCATTCTATTCTTCCTCCAGGTACTCAATTATGAAATTTATAGTTTGGAGACATAAACTTCATGAATCAACTCATAGTTATATCCACAGTTCATATAATAAAGCATTCCAATATCTTGGATATGAAACTTATTGGGTAGATAGTAGAGATGATTTGAGTTCGATTGATTTTTCAGATGTAGTATTCTTTGTTGAAGGATCTTGTAGTAATGATGTACCAAGATTTGCAAATTGTAAATATATTGCACATCATGTTGATAATGAAGAATTAATTTCTTCTGGTATTCCTTTTGAAAATATTTTAAATATTGGCAATTATCTTCCCAGAGAAGAAGTTCATGAAAAAATTGAGGATCTTGCATATTGGGATAAAAATACTAGAACTCTTTACCAATGTTGGGGAACTGATTTACTTCCTCATGAGATTGATATTAATGGATATGTCCCTTTTAATTCTTCAAGAAAAACTCTTAATTACGTTGCAATGCTCTATGAGCAAGGTCCTTGGTGGGCAGAAGAATTTGCAACTTTATTAGATCGTGATTTTGGAGTAGAATTTAAAGTTTTTACTCAGCATGTAAGTCATGAAGAAAATATTCAATTGATAAGAGAATCGTTTTTATGTCCAGATTTTAGAAGTGATTGGCATTTAGAGTGTGGATATATTCCATGTAGGATGTGGAAAAATATTAGTTATGGGAGAATTACTGGAACTAATTCTCCATACGTCAAACGAGCATTGGGAGATTATGTCGTATTTGGTGGAATACCGCAGACATTGTATCAAAATCTTTTGAATGCTGAACGGAATCAAACAATTAATATGAAAGATGCTATGATGTTTGTAAGAGAAAATCACACTTTCATTAATCGCGTAAATAATATTTTAAAGTTCTTATGATTGGATTTAATCACCTAGGTCGTCATGGAAGACTCGGAAATCAAATGTTTCAATATGCTGCACTTAGAGGTATTGCTGCATTAAAGGGATATGACTTTTGTATACCATACTCTGAATTTAAAGATCAGTGGAATGATCATCAATTGTTTGAGGCATTTAATCTACTTAAATTAAATAAAAAACAAATACTTCCTGGAAATTATTATCAGGAAAAACAATTTAATTATGATCAAGACTATGTTGATAATTGTCCTGATAATGTAAATTTATATGGATATTTTCAAACAGAAAAATATTTTTCTCATATTTCTGACAGTATAAAGCAAGATTTTACTTTTAAACCAGAAATTTTAGATCCTTGCAAAGAAGCATTTAATTTTGATCAACTCATTTCTCTTCACATTAGAAGAACTGATTTTGTTGAAAAGTCTGACGATCATCCTCCATGTTCTTTAGAATATTATCAAAAAGCACTTGAACAATTTGATTCCAATATTCAAGTAATGATTTTTTCTGATGATATTGAATGGTGTAAGAATCAAAAGTTATTTGAAGATGATCGATTTATTTTTTCCGAGAATGGGTGGAATTTAATTGATTTATGTTTAATGAGTATGTGTACTCATCATATTATTGCAAATAGTACTTTTAGTTGGTGGGGGGCATGGTTATCTGGATCGGATAAAGTTATAGGACCTTCTAAATGGTTTGGTAATTCCGGATATACTGCATCACATAATGCAATAGATATTATTCCTGAAAGGTGGATGAAAATCTAATGGCAGAATTTTCTATATGTATCCCTACTTATGAATATAGTGGTAATGGAGTTAAATATTTAAAAAAAATATTTGATACTCTTGGAAGTCAAACTTTTGATGATTTTAATATTGTAATTTCAGATCATAGTAAAAATAATGAAATCTATCACTTTTGTGAAGTTAGTAGCAATGAATTTGAAATAATATATGTAAAAAATGAAAATGGTGTTGGTAAATTGGGACCCAACACTAACTGTGCCTTAGAATTTGCTACTGGTAGAATTATTAAACTCATCTATCAAGATGATTTTTTCTTTGACAATCGAGCATTGGAAAAAATTAAAAATGCTTTTGATGTTTCTGATAAGAAATGGTTAATGAATGGATTTATTCATACTGAAGATGAAGTAAATTTTTTCCGTCCTTTGATTCCTAGATGGACTGATATGCTTTTGGAAGGTAGAAATCTTATGGGAAATCCATCTGCGTTTTCTATTCTTAATGAATGTAAACTATATACTGATGAAAATTTAAATCTTTTAATAGACACTGAATTTTATCATAGACTTAGGTGTGAATATGGTATGCCTTATATTGTGGATGATATACTAACTGCTAATAGGGAACATCCTAATCGTATGAGTAGTGGTGGAATTCAATATGATATGCAAATTAATCATCCAGAGGGTGGTTGGTTGGTCAATAGAAATGAATACGAGTATGTGATTCAAAAGCATAAAAATAATAGGAAGTATCCAGATGAAAATTGATTTTAAAGATGCAACTTTTATAATTCCAATAAGAATTGAATCTGATGATAGACTTCGAAATGTAATTACTACATTATGTTTTTTAGCATCTAATTTTGATACAAAGATTATCGTTCATGAAGTAGATAATGAATCAATTTTTAAAAGAGATGCTTTACCACAAATAAAAGAATATCTTGAGGATGATATTTCATTTCTTAATCATATATTTGAACCATCTGATTCACTTTCATTTCATAGACAAAGAGTTTTGAATGATATGCTAATGATGACAGATACTTCTGTAGTCATTAATTATGATTGTGACATTTTACTTCCCATAGAATCTTATGTGACTGCATATAATCTACTTCTAAGTAAAGAATCTGAAGTAGTTTATCCTTATGGCGATGGTGATTATCAAAAACAAATATTTGCAGACGATGAACTTGTATCTGATTTTTTAAATAATAATTTTGATTTTAAAATTTTAGAAAAAAAATCAAAAACGTACATGTCCAAGTATGGGTTTGTTCAATTTTTTAATCGCCAAGTTTATATTGACGGTGGAATGGAAAATGAAAATTTTGTTGCTTATGCTCCAGAAGATGTAGAAAGATTTTACAGATTCACAACTTTGGGTTATAATGTATCTAGAGTTGAGTCACTAGTTTATCATTTAGAACATAAGAGAACCGAGAACTCTTGGTTTAATAATCCTTATATGAAATCTAATAATGATGAATGGGAAAAAATTAAAAAAATGAAATTTGAAGAATTAAAAAGATATATTTTAAATCAAAATTATTATAAGAACCGCATTTATGGACAAAAATAAATCAGCATATAAACTTAAAAACATTGCTCCCATATATTATCTTAATCTGGATGGTCAACCAGAACGTAAGGAATATATGGAAGAGCAGTTTAAGTATTGGGAAATTGAAAATTATACTCGTATCTCTGCTTATGATGGTCGTGAAGATGACTTAAGTGACATCATCAAAGGTCGTTATCCAGAGACAATGACTTCTGGTGAGATTGGATGCACTACTTCACATCTCAAAGCAATTAAGCATTGGTATGAAACATCTGATTCTCCTTATGCGATTATTATGGAGGATGATGTAGATCTTCAAATTGTAAGGTTTTGGAATTTTACATGGGCAGATTTTGCATCCAAGATTCCTTATGATTGGGATGTGATTCAGTTAGCAATTATTTGCACAGGTAATCTTCATGTAAAACTTCATAAGCGGTTTATTAATGACTTTTCAACCGCTGCTTATATGATTACTCGTCATCATGCAGAAAAACTTTTGAGACTTCATGTTCGTGGTGATAAGTATAAGTTAGATCAAGAAGTTAAACCAAGACCTGTTGCTGATGATTTGATTTATAATTCTGGAAATACTTTTTCAATTCCTCTTTTTCTTTATCGTATTGCTTTAGGTTCTTCTATTCATCCTGAACATGTGGATGTGTTTCATCGAGCAAGTCATGATGGTTTACTAAATTTTTGGCAACAACAAGGATGTCAAATGGAAATTAAAGACTTAATGAATTATGATCCTTATCTTGGGCGGGTTACTGAAGCATCTCAACAATAGTACGCATTTATACTCATGTTTTCATATTCACACAAAGGGGTCTTGACACCCCTTTCTTTTTGCTATATAATTCTGTTGTAAATCTTTACAAAAGATAATGACTGTTACCAAAAATGAGTTCGGGCAAATGAATATGTTTGCTAAAGAACCATCGATGTATATGACCAAGGAAGACCTTGAGCGTTACGGCATCGAACCTTATGCTGAGAAAGCGGAGCGTTTAAACGGACGTACTGCGATGATGGGATTTTTGGCAGCAATTATTTCATATGCATTGACAGGAAAACTTTTCTTCGGCATTATTTGAGTTTTTAATTTCATATACCATACATTATAAATAATATAAAATATATGTGTGGTATATGAAATCTCTTTACAACATCGGTGATAAAATACACCGACTTACTATCAAAGGAAAAACAGTTTGCACTACTCCAAGTGGAAGAAATCGTTCTCATTATATTTGTGAATGTGAGTGTGGAAATGAAGTGAAGGTTGAGGGATATAACCTCAATAATGGTCGTTATAAATCCTGTGGATGTAAAAGAGCATCTGCTGGTGGAATATCAAACACAAAAAAATATAGAATGTGGAAATCTGCACAAGAGCGTGCTATTAAAAAAGGATTAGAATTTTCTATACGAGTGGAAGATATTAAAATACCAAAAACTTGCCCTTTATTGAACATAACACTTATTGAAGGTGATAGAGAATGTACTCCTTCACTTGATAGAATTGATAGTAAAAAAGGATATACTCCAGACAATGTGTGGGTTATATCTCATAGAGCAAACCAAATAAAAAATGATGCTACACTTGAAGAATTAAAACTTATAACAGAAAACCTATCAAAAATAACTTGACAATGACCGAACTTTTCTTTACAATGACAAGCGTTGCCTTCTTTGTTCTATTGGCAGCATCCGTAGAAAAAATTTGCGAAACTTACTGAAATTTTATGACTTTCAACGTTACACTTCAAACTCCTGATGGTACTGAAACCACCATTCAATGTGCTCCTGATCAATATATTCTTGAAGCAGCAGAAGAGGCAGGTGTTGACCTTCCTTCTTCGTGTAAAGCAGGTGCTTGTTCTGCTTGTGCAGGAAAACTCATCTCTGGTACCGTAGATAATGAGGAACAATCATTCTTGGATGATGACCAACTCGCTGAAGGTTGGGTGCTGACTTGTGTAGCATATCCCACTAGCGATTGTGTGATTCTTACTGAACAAGAGGAAAACCTGTGATGATTAATAATATTCTTCTTGCTGCTGCCGTAGCAATTCCTGTTACTCCTCTTTGTGCTCCAATTCTTGCTGGAGAGGTTACTTCTCCAAAACCAGTTGTAGTAGCATCTGTTCCAACCGCTGGTACATTTAGTGCTCTTAGTTCTGGAGGATCTAATCCTCCTTCAATGTCTCTTGGTGTTCGTTCCACTCCAAATAACATTGCTTGTCGGAATACTGCTCGTTCTAAGTTTTTTGAACTTGGTGCTCGTGATATGTCTGATAGCAATAATAATTCACAGTGGGCAACAGTTGGTAATATGAAAGTGCTTGTCTGGTGTCGTGATACTCAAGCAATCATCTCTGTTGCTGGAGATAATTATGACTCTGTAACAGAAGTTCGTGATGTTCTCGGAAAGGCATTCTGATGAGTGCTGATATGCTTGGGCAATTTGCAATTGCTCTTGAAACTCTTGGATGGGATAAAGACGATGAAATCTCAGTTGAAATTGGTGGTGTAGCAGTTACAGGAACTTCTACTAGTCCAAATGCAAATCCTAAATGGGCAAAACCTTTTGGAACAGTCACTTATCAAAACGACGCTTTCATCGTAATTAAAAATAAATCAAGGAACCCAGTTGTTCCTTCACAACCAAATCCTGAACTTAAACAAAAACACTCTTAAGGAGAAAAACAATGAACAAAATTTTTACTGAACGTGCTGAGCGTATTAATGGTTGGGCGGCGATGATTGGGGTTATTTCCGCTATCGGTTCTTATGCTGTGACTGGGCAAATTATTCCTGGCGTATTCTGATGGAGGTTAAAATGCGTAAAGAACAATACCAAATTCCTCAGGTTGAATTTGTATTTCGTGAGTCTGGTGAATTTGTAACCCGTACTTCGTCTGAACTTTTCGATGGAAAGCGTGTGGTCATTTTTAGTCTCCCTGGTGCTTTCACTCCTACTTGCAGTGCCTATCAGTTACCTGGATTCGAAGAGAAATACGACGACTTTATTGGTAGTGGCATCGACGCTATTTACTGCATCTCTGTTAATGATGGGTTTGTGATGAATGCCTGGGCACAAGACCAAAACATCGAAAAGGTAAAACTTATTCCAGACGGAAATGCATATTTCACACGTTCTATGGGTATGCTCGTCACTAAGTCTAACCTTGGTTTCGGTGATCGCTCTTGGCGTTATGCTGCGGTCGTGGATAACGGAATCATCGAAAAACTATTCGTTGAGGAGGGGCAACGGGACAATGCCGACACCGACCCTTACGAAGCGACTACTCCAGAAGTGGTTCTCGATTATGTGACTTCTACCGTTAAAGTTGGTACTACTGTCTGATATAACACTTAATATATCTTTACTCTGCTTCTAAATAAGAGGCAGAGTTTTTTAGTATCATGCCAAGAGGACAATTGACTAAAGATATCATAAGATGTGAGGTTCTCAAAATAAAAGCAGAATTAGATAAAGAGTGGATGAATAAATCTGGATATGATCCAAAATGGTTGGCACATCAGTATCTCAACAAGGTCCTGGACAAAATCGAGGAATACAGGGCTTGACAGGCGTGGCAGACCGTAGTATGATAAATAGGTAAACAAATGTTACGGATTCCTGACAATTCGTTACATTGTTCCTCTTTCTAACCGAGACCTATGGGGAGGTAAAACACAGTCTCTCATACCCACACTGGAGGGTGGTGTGGGATATAATGTATTCGTTCAGTTCCCCCTGAGCACTACTTACCCTTTAACGAAAATGACTGCTTCTATTGCACAACGCAATTCTACTAACCCATGGGAATCTTTTTGCCAGTGGGTTACTTCTACCGACAACCGACTTTATGTGGGGTGGTTCGGTGTTCTGATGATTCCTTGTCTGCTTGCTGCTACGACTTGCTTCATCATCGCCTTCATCGGTGCTCCCCCTGTGGACATTGATGGTATTCGTGAACCCGTTGCTGGTTCACTCATGTACGGAAATAACATCATCTCTGGTGCTGTTGTTCCTAGTTCCAATGCTATTGGACTGCACTTTTACCCAATCTGGGAAGCCGCTTCACTTGATGAGTGGCTATATAATGGTGGACCATTTCAATTGGTCGTCTTCCACTTTCTGATTGGTATCTATGCCTACATGGGTCGTGAATGGGAACTTTCTTACCGACTTGGTATGCGTCCTTGGATTTGTGTTGCCTACTCAGCACCCGTTGCTGCTGCTTCTGCAGTGTTCCTTGTATATCCCTTTGGGCAAGGTTCCTTCTCTGACGCCATGCCTCTTGGAATTTCAGGTACATTTAACTACATGCTTGTTTTCCAGGCGGAACATAATATCCTCATGCACCCCTTCCATATGCTTGGGGTGGCTGGTGTATTTGGCGGTTCTCTTTTCTCTGCTATGCATGGATCTCTGGTCACAAGTTCGCTCGTTCGTGAAACCACAGAAGTAGAATCGCAAAACTACGGTTACAAGTTTGGTCAAGAAGAAGAAACTTACAACATTGTTGCTGCTCATGGTTATTTTGGTCGTCTGATCTTTCAATATGCTTCGTTCAACAACTCTCGTTCGCTACACTTTTTCCTTGCTGCTTGGCCTGTTGTCGGTATCTGGTTTGCTGCCCTGGGCGTTAGCACAATGGCATTCAACCTCAACGGTTTCAACTTCAACCAGTCCCTGCTGTCTTCTGACGGTCGTGTAATTAACACTTGGGCTGATATTCTTAACCGAGCAAATCTTGGTTTTGAGGTTATGCATGAACGGAACGCTAGATTTGTTGGTGTTCTTGCCTAGTAATAGGCATTAGTAAAATCGGGTTAAACGGGGAAACTCTCTATGAGACAATCCCGTACCAAGTCAGAAAGGGTTTAAGTTTTCTGAAAGGTCTAACGACTAGGTAGT